TTGGTGCCAATAATGTCCCTTCCGCAGCTAAAGCTGGCACAAGTACATATTATACTGGTTCAGGCGTAGTACTGTGGCAACATAATAGTTATTGGAATGGTGGCACTAATCTTACAGGTAAAACAGGATGGAGCAATGGAGATGTCTGCGCTGTAGCTTTTGACCCTGCTACTGGAAAAATTTGGTTTGCCGTTAATAACACATGGAATGATAGTGGTAATCCAGCTACAGGTAGCAATGCTAGTCTTACTTTAGCTGAAGGCGTAAGTCCGGGGTATGAGTTTGTTTTAGGTGGTGAATCTGGCAGCATGGTATTAAACTTTGGTCAAGATGATACGTTTGGAGGCACAGAAACTTCTCAAGGAAATTCAGATGGGAATGGAAATGGAGCTTTTCACTATGCACCACCATCCGGCTTCTTAGCTTTAACTGCTATGTCTATAGCAGAACCAAGTGTCCCTGATGGCTCTGCTCATCATCAAGCTATTCTCTGGTCAGGGAATAGTTCTAGTCAAACAGTTTCGCAAACAGGCAACAGTGGCTTTACTCCTGATTGGGCAATTATAAAATCAAGAAGTTTTGCAAATGGTGCAAACTCTTTTGATGTGGTTAGAGGTTCAACAAAAGGTCTAGCAACATTTGATACTGGTGCAGAAGACACCAACTCTGATGGCGTTGCTTTTGGAATTGGTAGCGGCAAAGGAACTTTAGGATTTACAGGGGCTGGTAATACAGGTGACATTAACAACTCTGGGCGTACATATGTCGGGTTAACTTGGAAAGCTGGTGGTTCGGCTAGTACCAACGAAGTTGGCAGTATAAATAGTAGTGTAAGTGTTAACACTGATTCTGGAATAAGTATTGGAACTTATACAGGTAGTGGTTCAAACGCAACCATAGGTCATGGTCTAGGCATTGTTCCAAGGATGGTTTGGGTAAAAAATCGTGGTGGTAACGGATGGGCAGTTTACTCTGCCATAGCTGGTGAAGATTACTATATGTATTTGGATGCTGAAGGTGCAAGAGTAGATAATTCCTCTTATTGGAATGACACTGCACCTACAAGCACTGTGTTTAATATTGGCACTACCGCTGATGTAAATGCTAGTTCAGGGAACATTGTCTTCTACGCAATGGCAGATGTTGCTGGTTATCAAAAAATAGGAGCATACACAGGAAACGGCAGTGATGATGGACCTATGATGCACGTAGGATTTAAACCTCAGTATGTAATGATAAAAAGCACAACCGCAGGTAGTACTAACTGGGAATTTTTCTGTGATATAATTGAGCCAAACAATGTTGTTGGAGATCAAAATTTCTTTAACATTGCTAATGCTGAAGCAGATAATGACCATAAAATGGATTGGTTAGCTACTGGCTTTAAAATGAGAAATACATCAAGTTCTGTAAATTCAAGTGGTGCAACTTATTTATATTGGGCGATTGCTAAATATCCATTTGGTGGAACTTGTCCTGCCCCTGCAAGATAGGAGATAATAATGTTTGTTTTAAATGACACGACGATATTAAACGCTGGAAGTTCTTGGGTTGATTCTGATGGAATACGCCACCCAAGAAACTGGGCGGCAGCATGGTCTGTGGATGAGAAGACTGCACGAGGGATAAAGGAAGTAACTGAACAGGCAAAGCCTGACAGCAATTTTTATTACTCAGGCCAACAAAAAATAGACGGCACTTGGCAGTCTGTCGAAAAGAAATTAGCTGATGAAGAACAGACTTCTGACGATGGTGTTAAAACAACAACTCTAGGATTAAAGTCTATCTGGGTGGCTAATACAAAGGAAACAGCGAACAGTTTGTTAGCTCCTTCTGATTGGCAGGTCATTGCAAAGGCAGAGCGTGAAAGAGCTATTGATTCAAACGTAGTGACTTATCGTGCGGCTGTAATTACCAAGTGTGTTGCTATAGAAAAATCTATTACTGATTGTTCAGACTTGGATGCATTTAAAGCATTGTTTGTAACTCCAACAGATTCAGATGGTAAGGCAACTGGAAACGCACCTATTTATGATTGGCCTGAGTTAGCTAGTTAGTGTTATGGAAATCGCTGCTATAGTAGCTGCTGCCGCTGCTGTGGCTTACAAGGCTGTTGCTAAAGTTAAGTCGGACAATCCAAAGCCGGAGTAATTAAATGGCTACTAAAGGGTCAATGAAAGGTCACACTATAGGCGGCGGTCAGAAACGCCCTACCAAAAGTGGTGCGGGTATGACTAAGAAAGGTGTAGCTAAATACCGCAGGGATAATCCGGGTAGTAAGCTGAAGACTGCTGTTACAGGCAAAGTTAAAAAAGGAAGTGCTGCGGCCAAACGTAGGAAAAGTTTCTGTGCTAGGTCTGCTGGGCAGATGAAGAAGTTTCCTAAAGCAGCTAAAGACCCTAACAGTCGTCTTAGACAGGCTAGAAAACGGTGGAAATGTTAAATGATAGCTAAGAAATCTAAGGCTAGAAGAGATGCTTGTTATCACAAGGTTAAATCACGGTATACTAAGTGGCCTTCCGCTTATGCGTCTGGTGCTTTAGTAAAATGTCGAAAAGTTGGTGCAAAGAATTGGGGAAACAAATCAAAGGGTAAAAAATAATGGCTACTAAAAAATCAGCTAAACCTCACATGATGTACTTTAAAGGGCAAAGTAAATTAGCCAAAAATAATGCTGAACATTTAGCGTTAAAGAAAAAAGGTTGGGGCCACACTAAACCAAAGATTAAAAAGTAATGCGTAAGAAAGAAAGTTTAAATAAATGGTTTTCCCGCAATAACGGTAAGGGATGGATAGACTGTAAGACTGGTAAACCTTGTGGGCGAAAGTCCGCGACTACCTCTAGTAGAGCCTATCCTGCATGTAGGCCCACAAAAGCTCAATGTAACTCTTCTGCTAAGAAGAAGAAGGGGCCGAAACGTATAAGTTGGAAAAAGAAAACATAGGATTATTAGACCGTGTTGTACGACCATTATGAGGAGGCAGAATATGACTGGATATGGGGACCATATTTCAAACCTGAAGAAATTGCCTGTAACGGCACTAACAGTTTGCTGGTCAATCCTCAAGGACTTGATGTTCTGGTGCGAGCGCGTATTCTGGCAGACAGGTCGTTTCATATCACGTCAGCTTTCCGCAGCCCGGTCTTTAATGCGAAGGTGGGTGGAGCGCCAAAGTCAGCTCATAAACTTGGAGTGGCTTTTGACATCTCCTTACGGGGACACAATAAAAAAGACCTCCTCGCACAGTGTAAGCAAGCAGGATTTGGATCATTTGGTAAATACAACACATTCCTCCACGTTGACACAAGAAAAGGGCGTGAGTGGGGAAAATGGTAAAGGAGTAAGACATGTTTGGAGTAATATCATCCGTTCTGACTGGTGGCGCAACTGGTTTAATTGGCAGTCTTTTAAGCAAAGGTATCGGAATCTTCGAGGCAAGCCAGAGGCGAAAAGACAAAGCCCTAGAGTACGAACAAGAGTTGAAGCTGCTAGACAAACAGGCTGCTCTGAAGACGGCTGAAACTGAAAACGAATTAGCTATTGCTAATGCCGAAACAGCCGCTAGTCTACGAGAAGCATCCTATTCGCACGACAGTTCGATGGGCAAGCCCCATCGTTGGGTGGTGGATGTTCTGCGTTTGGTACGCCCTGTCCTCACGGCCTTCCTCCTCATCCTTGTCGGGGGAATCTATTTTACAACTAACGATTTTGCCATGAAAGCAGGGGTTATAGATTCTGTATTGTTTATGACAAGTAGTGCAGTAACATGGTGGTTTGGCGATAGAAGTTTGCAAAGCAAGAAGTAGGTACATGTATGGACCCAATTACTATTGGCGCAGCCCTTGTTGGAGCTAAAAAACTCATCGAGATGTCAAGCGACATCAAAGATGTTGCTAGTGCGCTTGATAATATATTTAGCCTGACAAAGAAAGCAGAGAAAGCTAAAAAGGCTGCAGCTAAAGGTGATTCAAGTTATAAGTCTGTAATTGCAGATGTGGTAACAGAGCGTAATAATCGCACTTTACTTCGTAATTTGTCCATTGATGTAGATGAAAAGTACGGCTTTGGTACTTGGAACGCTATTGAGGCAGAGCATGACAAGCGGATAGCGGCTGATGAAGAAAATAAATTAAAGGCCGCAAAAGAACTAAAAGCAAAGAAGAAAGCTGACAAAGAGTTTTATGACCGTGTTTTATACTGGTTAGGTGAGTTTGGAAAACTTGTTTTGATTCTAGGTATATCTGGTGGAGTTGCTTATATAATCTGGGTTAATCGTTGCGTATCAGGTAATTGCTAATGTTGTATGAGGCAGGTATATATAATAAAGAAGTCCGAGACTGCATTAGACGCGGTGATGACTGGAACAATCAGCTTGGTATTTCTGATAAGTTTGAGGAAGTAAACTACTTTGAGTTTCAAGCAGCATCATTGGAAGAAGCGGAAAAAACTGTAGAGAACAAGTTTCCTCGCAGTTTAGGTTATGTTTTAGATTATATAAGGACTGTGACTAATGAAGAGGGATGACGAAGTTGTATGGAACACAGATATTAGTTTGCAAGCGCATGAGCGTGTATGTGAAGAGCGCAATAAGAATACTGAATTGCAGTTTAGTGCAGTTAATGCGCGTTTAAAACGTATTGAGTTTATTCTTATGTCTACAACAAGTGCTATCATACTGCTTCTCGTTGGTCTTGTTATTAAGAGCGTGTAAATGCCGGAGATAGAATTACCAAGTGGTTGGGTTGCGTGGGTAGGGTTTATAATAACCGTAACTGCTGGTTTAGCTATTCGAGACTGGGCATCTGATCTTATAGCTGCTTATAAGTGGAAAGTTACGCCGGGGTTTGAGCCGATGGAAACGTGCATTCTTGATGGCGAGAAAGTAGTTATTATCCATATCGGGCTGCGGGAAACAATCTTTGAACGTAACGGCGAGTTTGGTAGAACTTGGCAATACATTCCTTCTTCTAAGATTAGTAACCATGAATTGCGCCGCGTTGTAGGTGACGATAGAATGTTAGACCATAAGATCAACGGTAAAGTAGGGAAAGCGTAATGCCCTTAGTTAAACTTCAATTTAAGCCCGGCGTTAATAAAGAAGGTACGGACTACGGAAACAATACGTGGAATGATAGCGATAAAGTGCGCTTTCGTATGGGATTTCCTGAGAATATCGGCGGTTGGGCAAAATATTCCTCGAATACCTTTATAGGTGTGTGCCGCGCAATAAATGCATGGTCTGGGCTGGACGGAACGAACCGCTTCGGTATTGGAACAGAGAAAAAACTGTATATTGAGACAGGAACTGCTTACTACGATGTTACTCCGATTCGAGCTTCAAGTACCATAAACAACAACCCTTTTGCTATCTCATCTGGTTCCACTACCGTTACTGTCACTGACACTGGTCATGGCGCAGTTGCAGGAGATTTTGTAACTTTTTCAGGAACAGCCTCTACTGGCGATTCTGCTTTGACGGCTGCGGTGCTTAACGCTGAATACACTATTGACAGCATTACTGACGCCAACACATATGTAATAACAGCCACCGCTGCTTCGGCCAGTGTGTCCGGCTCAAAAGGCGGAGCAAGCGTCGTTGCGGCGTATCAGATAAATGTCGGCTTAACCACTGTTGTTTTCGGCACAGGCTGGGGTGTTGATACTTATGGAGCAGAAGGGTATGGGTCCGCTTCTACTGGAGGGTCTGCTGCATCAGGGCAGTTACGAATTTGGTCGTTAACTAACTACGGTGAAGATTTGCTTGCCAATGTTCGTAATGGTGGAATTTTTACGTGGGACGCCACGAACGGACTTACCACAAGAGCTGTTAGTTTAGCCAGTCTTTCAGGAGCGTCTGGAACGCCAACAATAGCTAGAAAATTAATTGTTTCGTCTGAAAGCCGCCAAGTGTTGGCTCTTGCATGTGATCCAGTTGATGACATTGGGACACAAGATACTCTTTTAATAAGATACTCTGACAGTGAGAGTCTTACAGAATGGACCCCCGACACCACTAACGCTGCCGGGTCTCTTCGTCTAAGTGTTGGCTCAGAGATAATCACAGGGTTGTCCACTAAACGTGACATTCTAGTCTGGACAAACACTGCGCTACATGCCGTATCATATATAGGCGCGCCATTCTTCTTTGGTACTAAACTATTATCATCCAACACAAGCATCATGGGGCCAAATGCAATGCTGGAGATGGATGAGATTGTCTATTGGATGGGGTCACAGAACTTTTATCTATATGATGGCACCACTAAAGTGCTTCCTTGTTCACTTCGAGATGATGTATTTCTTAACCTGAATAGGGATCAAAATTCAAAAGTTTTCGCAGCATCTAACCGTGGTGAAAGTGAAGTCTCGTGGTTTTATCCAACAACAGGGGACGAGATAAGCCATTATGTTACTTACAACTACGCTCAACAGATATGGTATGGCGGCACTTTAGTTCGTACCGCTTGGATTGACCGTACTTTTAATCAGTATCCAGTCGCTGCCTCTATAGACAACAGACTTTATAATCATGAAATTGGCCTTGATGATGGCTCTACAACCCCGGTAACGGCCATTAATTCTTATATTGAAAGTGACGCATTTGAATTAGATTCGGGCGCTGGTTATCAATTTATGTTTGCTAGACGTATTCTACCTGATATGAAGTTTACAGGCTCATCTGCAACTAACCCAAGTGTAACGGTGACGTTGACCCCGAAAGACTTCCCCGGCGGAGGTACACGCACGGGTGACGCTAATGCTGTTACAAGATCAGCGTCTTCACCTATTGAAGAGTACACCAAACATGTTCATATACGCACACGAGGTAGAAGTTTTGTATACCGTATAGAAAACACTACAGCGGGGGTACGGTGGCAGGAAGGTACAACGCGTCTTGAAGTTAGACAGGATGGCCGTCGATGAGCAGTAAGGTTACATTTAGAGAGGTAACCATACCAAGATTACCTCGATCAAGCGCGGGAGATATAACGCCACACTATATCGATCAGCTCGTTACGGCGCTTGAAAACGCTATCGATGTACTCAATTCAACACGTCAAAGAAACTTTACCTCTATTAACCTTTCTAGTACACAGGAGAACGGAGCAGGTTTAAGGACTGGCGATGTGTTCACAGATAGTGGTATATTAAAGATTGTTCAGACAGGACACGCATACGCAGACACTTTTGTCGGCACAACATCAATAGGAACTGTAACAGTTTCAACACCGTAAGGTACTCTAAGAATGGCTGAAGACAGCGCAACTAAAAAAGCCAGTGCAATAGGTCAACTCAACGATGAGTTAGCACAAGCTATCTTGCGATCTTCAGAGAACAACCCTTTGGTCGGTTTGGGTTTAGATCGTGTTGGCGTCGATCAGATGACTACATTATTTAAGTATCCAATCAACGCTGATGGATTATATCTTCGAGGAGGAGATATAGAGAAAGACCT